CACACCACCAAAACCAAAAGGACATGTAGATTTTAAATCTGCATTTTATTTTCAAACACCAATATGGATAGCAGACGCACCTATGTTTTTGAAAAATACAATTAAAGTAACAGATAAATATATTAAGAAAGCAGAAAAAAATCTTAAAGATAAATTAAAAAATGAACCTAAATGGAAAAAAGATTTAGGTACATTTGGCTTTTCTAAACACAGCGAAAATATGTCTGGTGATACTAAACTAAAAGATTTAGTTCAGTTTATAGGACAACGATCTTATGAATTTTTAGATTGGCAAGGATTTGCTTTACAAAATCATAGCTTACACTTTACAGAACTTTGGGTTCAAGAGTTTAGTGAAAAAGGTGGTGGTCATCACGATACCCATGTGCATTGGAATCAACATGTGTCAGGATTTTATTTTTTAAAATGTTCTGAAAAAACATCTTATCCAATATTTCATGATCCAAGACCTGGTGCAGAAATGACAAAGTTGTTTACAAAAAATCAAGAACAGATCACATTAGCAAGTAATCAAATACATTATAAACCAAAACCAGGAACAATGATTATCTTTCCGGGTTATGTTCCACATCAGTTTGCAGTAGATCCAGGTTTAGAACCTTTTAGATTTATACACTGGAACATTAAAGCTGTTGAAACAGCAATATCAAAAGAAAGGAGTAATAAAGATGAGCTTCAAAAAAAATAAATATGTAGTTATTAAAGAAGCTGTACCTAAACAAATTGCAGAATTTTGTTACAATTATTTTTTACTTAAAAGAACTGTTGCCAGAAGTTTATTTGATGCAAGATATATTTCACAGTTTACTACAGAATGGGGTGTATGGAGTGACAAACAAGTTCCAAATACTTATTCACATTATTCAGACATAGCTATGGAAACTTTGTTGATGAGAACTTTACCTATTATGGAAAAGCATACAGGTTTAAAACTAAACCCAACTTATTCATATGCAAGGATATATAAAACAGGTGATATCTTACACAGACACAAAGACAGATTTAGTTGTGAAATATCTACAACTTTAAATCTTGGGGGAGATCCTTGGCCAATACATTTAGAACCAAAGAAAAATGTTGGCATACCAGATGGTAAAAAATACACAGCAGTTAGTAATAACAAGGGTATTCTAGTTAACCTAAAACCAGGAGATATGCTAGTTTATAAAGGTATGGAGCTAGAACATTGGAGAGAAGAGTTTCAAGGGGATAACTGTGCTCAAGTTTTTCTACACTATAATGATCAAAAATCTAAAAATGCCGACAAAAATGTAAATGACGGAAGACCACATTTAGGACTTCCAAGTTGGTTTAAAAAGTAATATAATCCTTAAATGGAGGCAGTGACTCCACCACATACCTCACTGTCTCCTTTTAAGGATTTATATGAGTTTAGGATTTGACGCAATAGCAGCATTACCATTCGCTACATCGGGACCAGATAGTGATGTAATAGTATCAACTACGGGTAATGCATTAACTATCACGATTGGTAGTGTAGGTATTATTGCTGATTCTGTTGTTCAAGATCCAGATCCAAACCAAGTAACACTAGGTCTTGGAACTTTAACCATTTCTGGTAATTCGAACTTTACTGTTACAGGAAACGCTACATCGTTAGGTTTAGGCTCATTTACAGTGACAGCAGATGCTTCGGTCAGCCCTACTGGAAACGCGTTGACGTTGGCAACTGGAAATGTTACAATAACAGGGACTGCTTTAGTAAATCCTACAGGAAGTGGTTTAACATTAAATACTAACGAAGCAGGCGTTATTACATGGAATGAGATCGTACCTGGAGCAAATATGGTTTGGACTCCAATAGATCCAAGTTAAAATTATGGCATCAACATTTTCATCAGATTTAAAATTAGAATTAGTAGCAACTGGAGAAAAAGCAGGTCTCTGGGGTACTATTACAAATACTAACTTACAAATATTAGAACAAAGCGCTAGTGGTTACTTAGATTTAAGTATGGCTAGTGGTAGTGTAACTTTACTTTTATCTGATGGTGCAGCTTCTAATGGTAAAAATTTTTATTTAAAACTATCTGGTAATTTATCCACTAACACAACTTTAACTATGCCTTCTGGGTCTGAAAGAGTTTGGGTGATTAGTGATGAGACTAATAGAACATCATCTAAATATACTTTAAGTGTAACAACAGCTAGTGGCACAGCAGTACCAGTTCCAAACGCTGCTACTCTTTTATGTGTATCTGATGGTACGAATACAGTTACAAGAATTATACAAAAAGGATATTACACAATTGATTCATCATCAGTCACAGCATACACAGCTGTAGCAGGTGATCAAATTCTTGCTAATACAACAGCTAACCCAATTACAGTAACATTACCAGCTTCACCAGCTACAGGTGATGAGGTTTCATTTTTAGATGCAAGAGGAACATTTGCTTCTAACAATTTAATCGTTGATAGAAATGGTCAACCTATTAATACAGGAACTTCTAATCTAACCATAAGTACAGCAGGTCAATCTTTTACACTTGTCTACGTAGATTCTACAAGAGGTTGGGCTTATAAAACAAACACAGCATAGGAGCTAACAGATGGCTCTTCAACAAATTAAATTTGCGCCAGGGATAGATCGACAGGATACTTCTGTTGGTGCCGTTGGTCGTTGGACAGATTCAGATTTAACTAGATTTAGATATGGACTACCAGAGAAAGTTGGTGGTTGGCAATCGCTACTTACAGATACTATCGTTGGTGTTGTTAGAAAAGAATTTGCTTTTGTAGATTTAGATGGAAATAGATATGTAGCATTGGGTACAGATAAATTTTTATTAGTTTATTTTGAAGGACAACTCTTTGACATTACACCTTTAAAAGCTGATATCACTGGTGCAACACTTTCAACAAACTCCACTACAACAGTTACCATAACAACTTCAGCTGCACATAATATAAATGAGGGTGATATAATTTTATTTGACAATGTAACATTACCAGGTGGTACAGGTTTTTCCGCATCAGACTTTGAAGATAAAAAGTTTCAAGCTATTACTGTTCCAACTCCTACTACGTTTACAATCACAATGGGATCAGCTGCAACTGGCACAGTTGCAACAGGTGGTAGTATAACTTTAAAACCTTACGAACCTGTTGGTCCAGCCGCACAAAACTATGGTTATGGTTTTGGTATTGGTAATTATGGTGGTACGATTACAGGTGTTGGAACGACGACAGTTAACAATAGTGGTGTAATCGCTGCAGGTGCAACATCTTTTGTTGTAACAGATTCATCTGTATTACCGGCAACAGGAACTTTATTAATTAATAGTGAGCTAATGGCTTACTCTGGTAACAACACAAGTACAAATACAATATCAGGAGTAACAAGAGCACAAGGTGGTACGGCTGACGTAGAACATGCAAATGGTTCTACAGTAACTAACGCCACAGACTTTACAGGTTTTGGAGAAGCGGTGACCGCATCTGCTGTTACACTTGAACCTGGTCTTTGGTCTTTAAATTCTTTTGGTGAAGTTTTAGTAGCCACAATATTAAATGGTAAAACATTTACATGGGATGCTGGTGTTGCTAGTCCAACAAGCAACAGAGCGTCAACAACAACATCTGGATTTGAAACGACAAATAATCCTACAGCTACTAGAACAACTTTAATATCACCAACAACAAGACACTTAATACATTTTGGAACTGAGGTTACTATTGGAAATACATCAACTCAAGATGATATGTTTATTAGATTCTCTGCTGATGAAAGTATTAACGAGTATACTATTGAAGCAACTAATACAGCTGGTTCACAAAGACTTCAAGACGGAACGCGGATCGTAGGAGCACTGGTTGCAAAAGAAAACATTCTAGTTTGGACAGACAATGCACTTTACACAATGAAGTTTGTAGGTGCACCTTTTACATTTGGTTTTGAACAAGTAGGGACGAACTGTGGATTAATAGGACAGAATGCAGCTGTAGAAATAGATGGTGTTGCATATTGGATGTCTAACAATGGTTTTTTCTCTTTTGATGGTACAGTAAACTCTCTACCGTGTTCGGTAGAAGATTTTGTGTATGACAATATTGATACAACAAAAGGACAACAAATTTGTGCAGGTATAAACAATTTGTTTACAGAAGTATTATGGTGGTATCCAACATCAGGCGCCACATTTAATGATAGATCAGTAATCTATAACTATGGTGCAAAAGCACCGCCAGGTGAAATGGGTAATTGGTACAATAATACAAATACTAATTTTAACAGAACAACTTGGATTGACTCTCTTGTTTATCCTAAACCCTATGCAACAGCTTACAATAGTGCAGGGACAGGAACTTTTCCTGTAATTGTAGGGGAAACAGGATTAGGTCAAAGTGTTTTCTTTGAACACGAAATAGGCACAGATCAAGTTAACCCAGATGGTAGCACAACAGCCTTACTATCTTTTATACAATCATACAATTTTGCTTTACAAACCGATCAAGGTATTGGAGAATACTTTTTAGCTATGCGTAGATTTTTACCAAACTTCAAAGTATTGACTGGTAATAATCAAGTAACTATATCTGTCTCTGACTATCCATCAGAAGATGTAACAGCTACAACGTTAAGTCCTTTTACAATTACATCTAGCACAACTAAAGTTGACACAAGAGCTAGAGGGCGATATGCAAATTTAAAAATAGAAAATACAGGTGCAGGTGAGTCTTGGAGATTTGGTACATTCCAAGCTGATTTACAACCAGACGGAAGAAGATAATGGCAAAGATAGTAGTAAGATTACCAGAACCAAAAAAAGAATACACAGAAGACAATCAAAGACAAATTAATAGAGCTTTAGCTTCTGTAGTAGAACAATTAAACTCTACATTTTTAAGACAACAAAAAGAAGACCAAGAACGATTTACTTGGTTAGGACTAGGCTAATGGCAAATATATATTTAAATAAAAAAGCAAGTTTAACAAACACAAATTTAACTACACTTTATACAGTGCCATCTAATGCAAGAGCAATTGTTAAATCTGTAAATGCTGCAGAGGATGCTGCAGGTTCAGCAGTTGTAAAAGTAACTTTAACTGATGCATCAGGCACGGCTTTTGTAATTGATAATGATGTTAGTTTAACTTCTGGTCAAAAAGAACAAGTATTAACAGAACCATTAATTATGGAAGAAAGTGAAATATTAAAAGTACAAGCAACTAGTGGTGCAGTAGATGTTATTGCATCAGTATTAGAAATAAATAGGGAGGATAGATAATGCCATTTATTGAAACAGAAGCTTCTGTTAGGTATGAAATAATTAATGGTAAAAGAGTACCAGTAATTACACCTAAAACAGAGGTAACTCTTACAAATACAGTCACAGGCAAGGAATATAAGTCAGACGCAGAAGCGTTGGCAGATGTACAAAATCCTGAAACTTCTACGGAATCTGGTCACATCAGAAGAGATGTGAAAGTAACCGTTGAAGAGATACCTTTGGGCGCTGCTACTAATATATTCTAGATTGACTGGGAGTAAAAAAACAAGTAAAATGAAAGATACAGCCTATATCAAGCTTGGCTGCCTTGCATTTCACTACATAAACTAGAGATAAAATATGGGATTATTAAAAAGAGTATTCAGACCAGTTCGTAAAATAGCAAAAAAGATTATACCTAAAGAGATTAGGCCTTTCTTACCTTATATTGCAGCAGGTATTCCTGGTGCTCAAGGTTTAGCATCTTTAAGTTTTATGAATCCAGCAGCTCA